TCTCCAGTCTTAAATTGCTCTATATACTTCTCCGCTTCTCCTTGACGTCCTCCAATACCACGGAAAAGCTCTCTATTTCCTTGTTGAATGTAAGCGTCCATCTCTTCCTTACTCAATAATGTAGGCTTTTTATCGAACCCGACCTCCTTCGCCATATCATGCAAAACAATATCCCCATGTAAAGCATTCAGCTGCAGAGATAAATAATCAGGATCATGCATTGCCCTTTCCAAAGTTTTCTTTGGTACAGATGGAAAAGACGGCGTTGTTTCTCTTGCTTCCTCACCGCCCACCCAATCCAAGTCCGGGTCGCCTAGTAAGTCTAAAATTTCCTCAACCGGCTTCCACACATCTGTTAAATAGCATAAGCCGTTAGGATGGTCTGGTGGTGCTTCTCCTGGTGGAAATACACCTTCTCCTAGCCCGTGATGGTCATGATGTGCCCTGTAATCGCATATTTCCGGGTAGCCCATATAAGCTGCGGATGGAGGCCAGTTTGTAGGATGACTATTTGATAGGTTCCATTTTTGCCCTATTAACATTGGGTTATTTACTGCCATTTCTTTTTGTGCCCAGTGGTATGCTTGGTTAATCTCGGTTCTGGCTAATCTTAGGGCATTATAGGCGACTGTGCCCTTACCTGTAACACTTCGCTTTATTCCGGTTGTCCAGGCAGGCCCTCTCTTAAGCAGAAACCCTTCTAACTGTTCAGCCAATTCTACCGCACTGATTCCGGACATAATGCCTTGGATGGTTATATCTAATATTCCTTTTTGGGTGTATTCTTGGATTCTCCAAATCCTATCTGAAAGGTTGAATCCATCATTATGCCTAAAATTCACATATTTATCCAGGAACTGATTGGCAAGCCCTCCGCCATACCTGCCTAGTAGTATAGAAGCCATTACAGCTTTACTCACGAAGTATCAGCTCCCTGACCCTGTCAAAGTCTTTACCCAGATGAGCCTTTAAAGATTCATGTGATGAGTGTAGGGCTTCAAGTTGTGCCATTTTAATCCCCAACATAATCAGCTTATTCAGTTCGTAAACGTATAGCTTGGTTAGTCTAGTAATTTTAGTCTCAAACTCCTTTTTATCCCGCAGGCTTAGTTCCTGCCCGTCTGTTGGTAAGTATTCAGCAATAAGCTCATTTACTTTTTTGTTCAAGGTTGCGGTAAGCTTATTAACCTTTCGCTCTATAAACTGCTCTTTCGCTAGGAAGGCTTTTCTACTCATTCCCAAACCCCAACCTTCTAAACTCCTCATCGATGCGGTTAGGGTAGGTTACGTCCAGGGTCTGTTCTAGCTCTTGCCTAAGCTCCTCAAACCTTTCCACAATTTCTTCTTCCGTGTAACCCTCTTCCCGCATAATAGACTGCCTGCTTTCAATACCTAAATCAAGCCTTTGCCTATTAACCACCCACTTGGTCATTTCATCTTCTGGCAAAATGGGTCGGTATATGATATCGTTTTGAAACTCCTCAATAGGTGCTCTACTCTTTAACCTCGCTTTAAGGGCTAAAGCGTTAGCATATTCAATCCCGTCCGCATAATTGCCCCTTAGCTCCTCAATCTTTGCAATCATATCCGCAAGGTGCATAGATACTGCATAGCCGGATAAATTGCCTAGATCTCTAATCTTGTTTAAGGATAACTCTGGTAGACTGTTTTGGATATAGTCTGTTACAATCCTGCTAAATTCAATGATTTGGGGTAACACGTTGCCCGTATACTCTAATATGCGAAGGTCTCCGTCCAGCCCTACATAAATAACATTACCATCACGTCGAACAATCTTTTCTGGCTTTTTGGGACCCGTTGCTATTAAAGTAGGCTCTCCGTATCTTTGTAAGATGAGCCATAGGTAGCTTGCAATTTCATTCACAGCATCCATCTGCGCCTGAATGCTATGCCATGTATGAAGCCCATAAGCTTCTCCGATGTCTATATGCTTTATCTGTATTACCGGAACTTCTGTGAAATACTTATACTCCCCAGAGTATTCCTCTGCAAGCTTACCGTCAATATAAGTCTCTATTCTATCCTTATACCATATCCTATCCCAAGACCTTACCTTTCGGGCTTGCTCATCGTAGAAGTTATAATGCTGGTGAGCCCGTTCCGTTTCTTCTTGGTCATGGGGGTTGGTGAATATCTCCATGTCCTCACTGTTTGCTACAATAATTCTAGCAAACGGAAACTCATCCAACTCTTGCACAATCAGGTAAGCGTCCCCAAGATTTGCTCCTGTCCTAACCAACTTGTACTTGTTCTTTTGGAAGGAACTTCTTTCCCATATTTCCTGCACAATGATATCTTGCCACTCACTTTTACCCTCTGGGCATAAAACAGCTAAATCTTGTTTCATGATAAAGCGAGCATCAATGTCTACTGCCTGAGTAACGCAATTATATACTTCTTGCATGGCTTTTAACCTTCCAGCCTTCTTCAAAGCGCCTCTAACTAAAGAATCCAGATAGACATTGCCTTTATAGTAGGCCCATCGTCTGGCATACTCTTCATTCCGCTCCGCAAATCGGGGGGTAAGTTGTAGTAATGATCTTGTTACGATATCCATCTACTTAGCCCCTCCAGTAAACGTAATAGGCCCTGCGCAATTTTCTTTAGAAAAACTCCCTCGACCTCAACATCCATTTCTTCTACTTGCCTGTCGGATAACAAGTACATTAGCTCCACACGTCCATATTAAATATTTCTGGTTCAAAGGTTGTTAGGTGAGTATGCAAAGCATAACGTAATGCGTCGCATGTATGGTCATCCACCTTTTCCGGCTCTTCCTTTATGTTCCCAAACCTGTCTTCTTTATAATGGTATCCTTCTATCTCCTTTATACTATTATAACAGGAATCTAAGATATAAAGACTCGGCTTACCTTCTACTGGATGTAACATCATGGCCACCGACTGTATTCCAGGAGCCACAGCATTCTTTGCCTCCACTATAGGCATATCCTCTCTGCGGTAGTATTCTATATGCTCTGGTTCGCTTGGATCCGCATAAAAGTATTCTATCTTATGCTTCTCCATTAAGGCTTTATCTGTTTCTACCCACCAATCAAGTAACTGCCTTACCTCTACTACTTCTTCAATCAAGTACCATTTTCCACTTTCCGACTGCCCTAATACCAATGTAACTCCTGGGTGATTCTCTGCAAATCCCCAGTCTTTACCTGCTATCACTGTTTTGAACTTAGTTGGGAGCTTGTCTTTTGTTATTACATGAATTTCCCTTCTGAACTCGTCATATATCTGGCCTGCAAAGACTTCAAAACTCGCTTCCCAGTCTCTTTGAAAGTATCTTAGGGGCAAAACCTTCTTCGCTATCTCCATCTCTTTCCTTAGAGTTGGAATAGCGGTATTATCTGCTGTAGTCCAATGGAAGGAAGCATAATCTTCGTCCCTGTTCTCGGACCCTATAAGACCTAATCTGTATACCTCTTCATAAAACCAGTTTTTTCCCATCGGGGTAGTGGTAAACAATGCCCAGCCTTGTCTATCCGCAATCCTCGCTCTTAGGTTTGCCCAGGTTGCTGCCGCACATCTTCCTGCTTCATCTACCCATACCCCATCCAAGCCTCTTGCTACTAATGTTTCTGGTTTCTCTGCTGATTTAAATTCTATATATATGTTTCCTTTTAATATTAGCCTTAATTTTGACCCGTTCCAACTTTTTACTAAAGGGCTTGTTTTTGGGTCTTCTATCTTTGCCCCTAGTATATCAAAAATCTCTTCTTTTGCCACGTCTGTCAATGCATAAGTTGGAGCTACTACCCAATAGTTCAATCTGCCTTTCTTTTTTGCCCTGTCTGTATATACCTTCCTAATAAACTCTCTCGCGCCTGCGTATGTTTTTCCACCACGCACTCCCGCAGCACAGCATTTTATTCTAGCTGTCGATCTATGGAAGGCTTGTTGTTTTTCGTGGGGTTTATAATCAGCAAATAGATTAAATTCCCTATAATCTTTGCCCTCTGTAATGGTCATTTGGCTGTTTCTTCCGTTTCATCGGTTAAGCCTTCCATCCCCACTATTACCCTTATTTCTTTCTTGTCGTCTGTGTCTACTTCTACCCTATTCCGCCATCTCTCTGGCTGCCTGTTATTTAGCCAATATATAATTGCTGTAGGGTGCGGGTCTACATACTTAATTGTCCGCTTTACCTTTTCCCCTACCGTCCCGTCCTTCCTTGTTGTTTCTGTTATCTCTACTTCTTCTACTTGGTAACCTAATGCTCTTTTCAACAGGCTATCTTCCACTAAACTATCTATAAAGTTCCCCGACTCCTTTAGGGACTTAAGAAACTCCGGGTATTTCTTTGCCCAAGCATATAAAGTCGGTTCTGATATTTCTAGTTCTTGGGCAATCTCAGCCTGCGTTTTCCCGCTCCGCGCCATCCACTTTACGAGTTGCGGATGGTACTTTGGATCATACTTGGAGGGTCTTCCTCCCCTTCCCTTCTTGCTCATGATATCAAGCCCCTGTCTTGACCTTTTATAATTATATAAAAAACATCATAGTACCCCCATTTAATTATAAGTGATTTATGTAAATAAATCAAGTAAATAAGTCAAATATTTACGGATAATAAAAAAGGAGGGCTAATTCCCCCTCCTTTATATGACTGGCTATTGGACTACTTAAATAATCCCTCTTACTGGTTGAGAACCATCTGCTGTCATAACGTTCATTCCATTATTACCGCCGTCCTTGTATTCGTACCTAAATCTTGCGTCATAGTAAATTCCATTGTCCGACGTTTTTAGAAGGCTAATTATAATTTGGACATTCTTCATATTGTTGCCCATGATTCCTAGTGCTAAAGATGGCACGTTTGCGACTAATTCGTAATACTTTTGCTTTCTGTAATTTTCCTTCTCCCTAAGCTCAAAAGCCAATCCGTTAATGCCCGACTTAACTTCAAAATCCTTAATAACTTCGGCCGCCCTACTTTCAAGTAATTCTTTCACTTTATTTGCCTCCTTTTTTTTCTGTTATATCCTATCTCTTTGACTATCTACCTTACAGCGCTAATCCATTCGCTCCAAAGCCCGTTCTCATCCATAATCGTTCCAACCTTTTTATACTCCCGCTTCAGTACCCGCTTTTTTTTCTAAAAA